CCCCAGCGGATCACGTCGCCGCGGCGAAGGTTGGGCGTAACCTTGAACGCCGCCCCGCCGTACAGTTCCCGGTCGAGCGCGGCTTCCCACAGCTTGGCGTTCAAGTTCGAATTGCGAGCAATCCCCTGGAGCAGTTTGATCGCTTCTGTTAGCGCCCCATCCGCGGTCTCCTCGCCCACCGGCTCGAAAGTGATAATGTCGTCCTCGTATTCGCCGAAGATCGCGTCCGCCTGGGCCTGGATGATCATCCGAATGATGTTCAGGCCAGCCGGGTACATGAGTGGCGCGTCGGCAGTCGGCTCCTCGGTCTGTACCTTCTCCTGGAAGATCTCGCCGTTGTAGTAGCCGCGGTACTCTTCGATGCGGGCCTGCATCTCTTCCCACATGCCGCGGGAGAGTTGCGAGGTTTTACCCAGGTCAGACCATTCGGGGAAATTGAACAAAACTCACTCCATGTTGCTTGTGGTGAAATCTTCCGTCAGAGGAAGACAAAAAATAATTGACATTAAGGAACATAATTTATATAATGAATGCATCACCAAGTCTTTTGCCATTAGGAGAAGAATAATGGAAAGGGTCCGCTCGTTCACTGCTTTTTTCTTTTTGGGGGCCGGTCTATTGCATCTGGCCGCTGTGGTTTTTTCACCGTTTGACCCGACGCAAAGCATCACACTCGGGTTCGGGGTCGCCTATCTTGTTTTCGGTTATCTGCTGTTGAGAGAAAGAATGTCGGTTTGGGTGGCGGGAATTGTTACCCTCATCGGCACACTTCTGAACCTCGCCGGAATGGCCACGAAATTTAATCTCATGGCGGTGATCTTCCTCGTGTTTGATCTAGCCCTCTTGGCGGGCTGTGGGTATCTATTGGTTAAAGGCAAACCCACTCCGAAAACGGTATAAACCAAATTTAAAGATCATTTTTTTGCTTCCCAATGGAATGACAAAAAAAGGGCTGAACCTATTCGGTTCAGCCCTCCGTTGGTATTGGTCGGGTGATCCCCGTCACTCCTGCTTGCCAGCAGCCGCGCCGTGAGCGGGGAATTTTATTCTTTTCCTGCACCGGAACCCGTTGATCTTGAAATCGGTTTCGGCGAGGGACGGCTGTCCATTATGCACCGTCAGGATGTCGATGCTTTGGACGCCAGATCTGATGTAAAGGATCAGGTCGCGCAACGCTGGGGAGAGGCTCATCTCGACCCACTGCCCGCCGCCCTGCTCGACCTCGACCCCGAAGATCTCGCCGTGCTGGAGCTTTTGGATCGCTCCTACCAGGTCCGCTTCTCCAGGGGTCAGGTAAATCATCGCCGATTTTACCATAAATGTCTCCATTTGTCAAACGTAAAATACACCTGTATATTACAATCTACATACAACTTTCACAATTATGGCCTATCTGGTGGAAATTCCCGCAGAAGCGGCCCGGCTCGCTGGGCTTTGGGATAGGCAGCATGGTCAGATGACAGCGCTCCGTCTCGGGGATCGAGCGCTTTTTGTCCCCAGGCGTGATCATGCGGTTCTCACAGTAGGTGCAATTGATCAGGTGCGCTTTCATCGTAAAAATCTGATTAGCTAATCCTAAATTACAAGGTTGTTTATAGTAATTTTTTTGTAACATTTCCGTTATTGTTAATGTCGTTGATGCAATTCAAATCACGGGGGGCCATCAGCGTTAGTTATGAAATCCTATACAACGGTTGCGAAGGTGTTGGAAATCAATCCGCTGGCTGCACAGGTGCTTTATCGATATGGGGTACGATCGATTTTCTCTCCGGGTATCGCGGGTCAAACCCTCAAACAACTGAGCGTGACCTATGCCTTCGATTTGGAAGGTCTATTGAAGGATTTGAATGAACTGACCGGGGAACAATCCGCCACCTCCTCGCGGAGGAAGTCGTTCTTGCGTCGCACCTAACGCCCGCGATAGGGTCCGCCTGGGTGATGCGCTCTATCAGCGCCTTCGACTACCAGAGGTTCTTTGGTTCCGGTTATAGATATTGCTTTTGGCCGGTTTCTCCAGACTCGGGTCAAATTCCGGCGCGTGACGCTCCAGGAACGCGAGCTGGGCGAAAGTCATCACGATATCCTGGGGGATCTTTTTGTCGTTCTCCCGCGAATAGCTCTGCATCTGCCGCTGGAGACCCTTGATCACCGGCCAGCGCATCTCGTGGTTGGTCACGGCCTGGGAGAGCGAGTTGAGCATGGCCTCTTTATCTCGCTGGAAGTTGATCCCATCTACACTGATCCCCACATTCTCAAAGGCCAATTCATCTATCGCTTTCTGCGTCCCGGTGGTGTCCATCCCGCGCAGCACCGGCCTATATTTCGCTATCGCGTATTTGTAGGAAAACAGGAACGGGTTATAACTCCCGCGCCCATCGACCCAATCGAAATAAACGATCTTACCCGGCTTCTCGCGGATGTCCATGACCGCCACGGTCGCGGCGTTGCGGCGCGGTGGGCTGTCGGTGCCCGGGTCGCCGGCCATGATGTAGATCCCTTCCGGGTCAAACGGCATCTCAAATTTGACAATCCCATAGCGCGGGTGCTCGTCTACCACCCAGCCGGGTTTTGCCTTGCCTCCCTCGGGCCGCAGCGCCAGCTCGGCGGCGTCGTTCAAGCTCTGATCGGTGCATCCAGCGATATGCGAGCGCGGGAACATGGCGAGCCCGTAGTCGGGGAACAGGCCCTTGAGCTCCACGTCGATCATATCGTCCGAGTACTCTGCCTCCATCAGCTTGATCATCTGATGGGTCAGCTTGGTATTCATGTAGGTGGAGACGCGCAGCGAGAGGAAGTTCTCGCCGTCGAACTCGGGGTTCTCCTTCCAGCCGCGGTTGAAGCGTTCCTCCAGCCAGGGGGCATCGGTCGGGCTCGTCGTCACATCCAGGCGGACCATGCGCGTGGTCCCATCCGGGCGATTGCCACGCAAGCGACCGCGCAGCACTTTGATCGCCTCCCCGCTCATATCCAGGCCGGCCTCGTCGTAGTTGATCCGGTCGAACTCCAGCCCGCGGATAAAGCGGGCATCTTTCCCGGCTGTTCTGAAGATCCACTCTGAGCGGTTCTTGAAGGTGATGGTTGGGTAGGGCCGAAGCTGGATGTTTTCAACCAGGTGCTCCAGCTTGGAATTGGTTTCAATCCAGCCCTGGACCATTTCAAACGGGAGCTCGGCCTGCTTGGCGGTAACAGAGGTATTCAGCGCCCGGAAGTGGGGGGTGGTGATGCAGTCGATCATATACGAGGCGGCGACTGCGGTGGTCTTGCCGGTCGCAATCCCAGCGATGAACGTGGCGTTGGGGATGACGACTGAAAAGGGCATGGTCGTCTGGTGGAAAAGGTACTGATACCAGAGTGGTTCCCAGCCATTGAGATACCACTTGGTTGCAAGGTGAAAGCCGCCCTTGGCCCGACCGGCCAGGGGAAGCAGTTCGCGGTCGGCGTCAGTCAGGATCGACATAAGACTTGGGGTAGTTTCTTCTAATCCAGCCGACCAGGGCCAGGCCGGCGATTTGGGCCCACGGCAGGGGGATACCGTCGCGGGAGAACTCGACCCAGTAACGCTCGAAGTGACTGAAGATCTCGCTCTCCAGTTTCTCGGGCGGGATCTTGCGCCACTCATCACTATAACGGCCTTCGTCGCCTTCGAGCTGCCGGGCAATCTCCTCGAAGAAGCGGAAGATATAGTCAGCCGGTTTGACGACGCTATTTTTTCGCTTCATCGCTCTTTTTCTCTTTCGTGTGCGGGTAGGGCACGACAACCGAACCCTTGCGCTTCTTACTTTCCGGCGCTGGAAAGTTGAACTTGGTCAGGTAGCCGTTGTCCAGCATAAAGCCCATGACAGCGTAGGCCAGCGCGTCCACTTCGTTTTCCTCCGCGCCAGCCATGCCAATCGTTTCCAGGAGCGCGTGGATGACTTCGTGGAAATAACACTGCCATTTGGTGGCCGCTTCCAGCTCCGCATCGATGGTGATCACGGCTTCCTTGAAGCTGATTTTCCCAAAGACCGGGATCGAGTTACCTTCCGGGTCGGTGGCAGTCGGGCAGGGCTCTTGCACGATCCGAAACTCGATGGGGCCGATCTTGACGCTATCGGGCAGGCCGTTTGTAAAGGCTTTGGGTGTAGCTGTGTATTCGCTCATACTTCTCCTCGTGTGTGTGTCCATCCCAGGAGTGCGGATGTTGGGGTACATGCCAGGAGACCTGACCGGTCGGCAGCTCGAAGAAGATCACCGGCCACTCAGGTTCTTCCGGGTCGATACGAATACCCGCTTCCAGGCCGTCGGAAATGGCAACAGAGAGCGCGTGGTAGATCCAGCGGTTGCGGTCTTCGTAGTGCCCGGCCTCGTCAGCCTGCTCGATCAGGTTGAACATATCGGCGAGGAAGGCGTAATGCCTCATCTTGCTTGGGTGGTAACGCTTGCGGTTATCGCGGGTCATGATTACTCCAAAAAATGACGGATAAAGGCCAGGGTCGCGGGCGAGTTGCCGGTCTTGTGAGAGACAAACTCATCATCCACGAAGAACGCCAGGGTCGGTAGGTTGGTCACGCCGTAAGCGGAGGCTTCGTCCCCGCGCTCTTCCACGTCGATCTCCTCGACCTGGACATCCGTGCCCTCGACCAGTTTGTAAAGCATCGGTTTGAGCGACTTGCACCCGGCGCACCAGGGCGCGGTAAAGAACAGGATCTTTCTCATTTCTGTTCTTCCACGGCGGGCAGGCTGGCGTAATACTCGATCAGATCGCTAACCGTGCCGTAGTCTTCCCGCAGGCTGTAAATGTTTTTGGTGATGAACCCGCAGCGGTTCGAGCACAACAGCCGGTCATCAAAGAAGTTCTCCCGGATCAAAACGCCCTCGCCGCAGTCCGGGCAGAAGCCGCGGATCAACCGATTTTTGCGTTTTTCATAAACCTGTACCGTGTCGATATTTTTATTCATCTTTAGCATGATGAGCCCCTGGATGGCGTAGCCCGCCAGATCCCGCCAGGTGTCTTCCATGCTTTCATCGGAAACCTGAGCCCGTTTGTCGATCAGGTTCTTCAACCGGGCGACTTTGTCTGAGGCGCGAACGAGGATACCCAGCTCGCCGAAGGCTTTCAGGTTATCCTCGCCGTAGTCGTGGTGCTTCTCGATCAGGATGGCCCCGACTGCCTCAATGGCCTCAAAGATATTCTCGGGGGTCTCCAGCCAGTTCTCGACCTCTCCCAGATAGGTCTCCAAGGCATCTTCCCATTTAGTTTCCTGCGCCGGAAAGTCCTGACCCGCACTCCATACTTTCCATACCTTGCTCATTCCGCGCTCTCCTGGATGCTCTCTTCGCTGGGCAGGATATAGAGCAGGTAGAAGGCGTACATCTTCTCCAGTTCGGTGAGCAGGACCCTGTAATAGCGAGCCAGAGGCCCCCGGTCAGCCGGCTTGCCTGCCTCAAGCTGTTCCATCATGCCGATAAACATATCTTCGATTTCCATCGTTACCTCAAAAATGTTGTGATACGGCTGCCTGGTCATTCGACCTAGTCATTCGGCCATGTTATTCCACGTCAATCGACACGTGACAGGCTTCCCCGGTGATGAACCGCGCCCATTTTTTGATCAAATTCTGGAGCCGGTCGATATGAGCCTCATAAGTCAGGTCCTCGACCAGGGCATCCTGCATCTCATCGGAAAGGTCGTTGGGGATCTCGATCTCGACGGACATCAGTACGGTACAAGATGGGGCGTTATCGTTCATCAATCCTCCGCTAGTTCCTCGTCGGTGTAGATATATGACCAGTACAAATGCAGAATAGCGCGTAGCCTACCGCGACTCAGTTCCCCGGCGTGGGCTTTGTTATGGTGTCTACGGCAGAGGCAGATCAAATTCTCAAGGGTGTCATCCCCGCCCGATCCCCGGGAGCTGATATGGTGAACATCCACTCCCCAGGAGCATCCATCTTTCATGACGAGGCCCGCCAGGCAGATGCCGTCACGAAGACGTACACGGCGGACGATCTCGGGACTGACGATGCGCTCCGTCATAGGGTTACTTTCCGGCGCAGGAAAGTCTGAGGTGCGGCCTTGCACTTGCCCAGCGCAATCTCAGTACGGCGGCGGCAGGCTTCTACAATCAGTTCCCAGGCGGGGTGTAGTTCGGTAAAGGGGATTTCATGACAGGGGGTGTGGCGGGCCGGGTTGATCGGCGCGTTGAAGATCTCATTCTTCCTTGCGTAACCGATGACCGTCCCGAGCTTGTTGATCGGATCAATGACGGTCATCACGATATATTCGGCGCGGATCTTCTTCCAGTCAGGCCACTGCAAAAAACGGTAATTCGCGTTGGGGGTCAGGATAGTGGCCTTGACATCCAGCTTTATCCCGAAGTAGTCAATGTCGATTCCGTTATCAAATCCTTCGTGAACCTGTTCGGGCAAACCCAGGAACCGCCTGGCGACTATCTCCCCCGCGACACCGATCACTTCCAGGCTTTCGCCGTAGTCGTAAACGTGCCGTTTGGTCTTGTTGTGAGACAGACGGCTCCTGGCAGTCATCTCGATATACTCCCAGGAGCCGCTCAGGTTCATGTTAGTTGTCGCTCCCAGTCAGCGGAGCGTCGGGGCCCAGAAGCTCGGCGCCAGCCCAGTCGATCATGGAACCCTGAGAGTTCATCTCCTGGACGGCAGCTTCGATGAATTTGTCGAAGAGGGCCTCATCGATAGGCAGGTTATGAGCTTGCGCCCACTGGACAACGGCGACTTTGGCGAGTTCTTTCTTCTTCGAACCGTCGAAGCCGGTGTAGACCGGGGACTGTTCCAGGGCCTTGACTACGTCAACGGCGTACCCGCGCAGGCGGTTGTATTCGCTCTCGCCCAACCTTGACCGCAGATAGGCGATGCCGACCTTGATCAGCTCACGCGATGCCCAGGCCAGCAGAGAAACGATGGCGAGGGCAACAGCCAAAATCAATTGTTGCAGGATGTCGGGGTTCATCTTTTGTCCTTTCAGGAGTGTATGTTACAGTCGAGGATTGTATCGTATGGTATACAGACTAGAGGGCAGTTTGCATTTTCGTTAGGTTGCGGGAACGAAGTTCCCGAGATTTTTTTCCTGCGGTTGTACGAGGGTAATAGACTATCGTATTGGTGATTAAAAGTGATCCACCCACCCCCCACCCCCTTCCTCTGGACTTTCTAGCGCTGGAAACAAACGGGGAGCTGCCCCCTGGGGGGTGCCCCCTGGTCCCCCTCCCCCCGGGGGTTGATCTGACCTCGCGAGAAGAGTTCCCAGGCCGGCACCGCGGGGCCCACCGCTTCACAGCCGCTCAAGGCCGCGGGGGCCGAGTAAGAGCTCCTGTCGGGCTATCTAGTCTCCTGGCAGAAGAGTAGCCTGGCCGGCCCCGCGGGGGCCCACCGCGCAAAACCGGCGCGGTCCCCCCCGCTCCAAGGTACGCTCAAGGCCGCTGGGCCGAGTAAGAGAAGAAAGCCCGCAAGCGGGTCTCTTCGCATACCTGTCCTTGCCCGCATAGGTGGTTCAGCTTCTTGTCCCCCGGGGGGGTAGTTTTTTGAATTAGGGAGGGAGTGTTTGTCGGATCGAAGATCCGCGCTTCCTCCGTCAAATAACTTATCCCAAAGGAAAAGGATCACATGAACACCAATCGCTTCTACACCATCGTCGTCGTTATCACCATCGTTGCCGCCCTCCTCACCGCTTGCAATCCCGCGGAAATGGTCAATATTGCCGTACAGGCCGCGCCTGATACCTCGACCACGGCAATCAGCGTCAGTATGCACCCGCGTATCGAGGGGTGCAGTATCAGCGCAAGGCAGATCTTGATCAACACCGTCAGGGGCGAGATCGCGGCGAACCAAAATCAGCCTATCGGCATCTCCACGAACGATTGGTTGGACAGCAAGATGCTCGACTTCCCCTGCATCGCCGAAAAGTAAGTTTCCACCATAACCTAGGAGCTATAAGATGTTTGACGTTTCCGCAATTGTAGACCAGCATTTTGAGATGAACAGCGAACTCGGTGAAGAAGAGTTCGACCTGCATTGCGAAGAGTACGACTGTTCGATGTGCGGCGAGCCTACTCTGGTACACGGCATCCCCGATGTCGTTGTGTGTCCCGAGTGCATCAGGCTCATGCTCCCTTAGGATCGAAGATCCTCGGTTTCCATCGCAGGAAAGTCCACTAGCGATAGTGGGCGCGGATCGCCGCAGTGAGCCTATGTTTTCGGAATAGGCTCACTGCGGCGATCCGACTTCTTGCACAGAGGGGTTTTACACCGCTTTCGGGGAATTTCAACCGCAATTCCGGGGTTTGCGAGCCATTTCTGACCGGGCTGACCGATAATATTTTTCGCTCCGCGGATGTGAGGAAGTCATACCACAGGTCTGATTTCTGCCCCATTTTTCCTGCCGATAGGCCCTTTTTAGCCTCGATTTGGGTGGTATTTGGGCTCATTTGGTATGCATATTGGGGCTTAAAATCGACCCTTTTTGCCTCTATATTAGCTCTCCAGACACGTAAGAAGAGCCCATCACCGAGGGTATTCCCTTAGATACCGTGCCTCCTTATTTCTCGCTTGTTCCGTACCCCTGGAGCATCAGAAGGGATTTGGCGGCGGCGCAGGCGGGGGATTGCGGCGCAATGTCTCTCTTGGGTCCGGGGTATTGTGCCGCAATCCTCAGTTTCCGGCGCTGGAAACTCTACCCAAGATCAGCCCGCGAATGTAATGGCTCGAAACAGCGCCTCGCCTGCTTATGGGCTCTAGCCTCTAATCCCCCTGCGGGTTAGTGTTTAAATTCTTGGGTGGAGGATTTTGGAATGATTGAATTGGTGAATTTGAGAGATTTTAGGGCTGATAAGTTAGAGGGGAGATTGGCTTTGGTGAGGGCCAAACACCCAGGCCGTCAGGTGGTTTATGTGGGAAGAGGAAGAGTGGATGGAAAGGTGTCTCCCCTTAGAAATACGCATGATGAGAATGAGGGGAGTAGGGAAAAGATTATTGAAATGTTTAGAGAGGATTTATGGAAAAGTATTAAGAATAAGGATAAGGCAGTTTTAGACGCGCTGAACGAGATAGGCAGTGATGCGATCTTATGTTGTTGGTGCGTTCCGTTGCCCTGCCACTCGATGGTAATAAAACGAGCGGTTGAATGGTTGAGAAACAAGCCCACGCAATAGTGGGCGCGGAACTAATACGCAGAAAGCGCGTATTAGTTCCGTCTTTCCCATTGAACTTACATTCCATCGTAAAGGAGATTTGAAATGGAACTCGTAGTGACAGGTCATCGACCAGATAAGTTGGGTGGGTATGGCATCCCGGTTCTCAAGCAATTGGTTGAGCTGGCGAAGGCCGAGATCCGCGCAAAGAACCCGGATGTCGTCATCTCTGGCATGGCATTGGGCTGGGATCTGGCAGTAGCGATTGCGACCATCCAGCTCCGTGAGGACGAGCACATGCCAGTAGAGCTTTGGGCATACGTCCCGTTCGGCGCTCAGTCGTCCACATGGAAAGACGAGAAGCTCCTGGGTATGTGGGTCAAGGCTCTCGTGAAGGCTGACCGGGTCGTACTTCTGCACCGTGGGGCTCCCGCCGATAAGGGTGAGGCGGTCAAGTGGCTCCAGGAAAGAAATGAGCGCATGATCGATGATGGTGATAAGATCCTGGCGCTTCACAACGGAACCAGGGGCGGGACATACAACGCGGTTCAGTATGCCGTGAAGATGGGCCGCCCAATCCATAACTGTTGGCCTAAGTGGCGGAAGGTTATGGAGACTTGGAAATAGTTGTATGTTATGTGATACAATCGTATGCTGTACTTAACAGAGGGGCTCTCCGGCAAAGAGGGCCCCCTCGCTAATCAAGTAGGTCGCACCTAAAACGCCTATCGGCGTAAGGGTTCATCGCAGGGAACGGGCGCGAAAGAGCGCCTTGGGAGTTCCCGAAAATCCAAACCACATCACAGTTCGTCACCTGATCGGAGGTCAGGTAAAATGGCTAATTCATTCCACTCACTCACCATCGTTGGCAACCTCGGACGCGATCCTGAAATGCGCTACACCCCGAGCGGCGCTCCTGTCACCACCTTCTCGGTTGCGACCACCCGCGTTTACAACCGCGCTGACGGCACGAAGGTTGAAGAAACCGTCTGGTTCCGCGTCACCACCTGGGGCAAACAGGCCGAGAACTGCAACCAGTATCTCAAGAAGGGCGCGAAGGTTGCCGTGATCGGTCGCCTGACCCCCGGTGAGAACGGCTCCCCGCGGATCTGGACGAAGCAGGACGGCACCCCCGCCGCGAGCTTCGAGGTCAACGCGAGCGAGGTTCACTTCCTGAGCTCCAACGGCGGCGCGAACGGCGCGGCTCCCGCGGATGAAGCGGGCGAAGAGCAGGGCGAAGAGATCCCGTTCTAAACAGTAAGTGATAACCCCCTCCGGGCATTAGTCCCGGAGGGGGTTTTTTTATTGACCGTTCAGGAGCGGTCTACCATGTTCACTTACGACCTAACACCTTTTGTATCCGTTCGGCCTTCTGGGGCAATCGTCAAATCGCAGATCAGCTATCTTCCCGACAGCGATAATCTCGACCTGTTGATCAAGGCGGCTCGCGTGACCCCACAGGAACGCCGGGAAGAGATGGAGCCAGGAGCTTTGGAATACGTCATCGACGTAATGCGCACGACCAAAGCTCCCGCGTGGGAAGTGCTCTTCGATGAGATCGAGGAGATCCTGGGTCGCCCCGGCCCGGGGATGGCCTTCACCGAACTTCTCACCAATGCCGAACACTGGCGGCTGGAATGCGAGGACATCAGCGGCGTGGTTCGCGCTAAGATCGACCAGATGATTGATTATCTGGTGGCGCTCGCTCACGCCCAGATGGATGCTTACCTGGAGAGGCGGGAAGGCGCACAGCGTCCCGCCGATATCTACCGCACCTTCGGGCCTGCGCTCCGCTACGCGACCCACACGCTGGGATCATTCGCGGCGCGGAAGATGATGCAGGAGCTCTCCCTCCAGACCACCATGCCCTTCAGCGAGCTGGACAATCCCGATTGGATTGACCCGTACACAGGGCGCGGCGAGAAGAAATACGAGCAGGTTCGCGTTCGGAAGGTGGAACTTTCCAGCGATGGAAACTCCGACGAGATGCCTGTGATCCTCGCTGACCTGCTGGAGACCCTGGAAGAGGGCGGGGTTACGACCTACGGTTTCAAGAACGGTCAGCTCGTCAAAGAGCAAATGGAACCGATGGACAAGAAGACCGAGCCACCGCGCTGGCTGGAGAGTTGGTGGGACGAGTTCGACAACGCCCAGCGCGGCGGGTTCAACGCCGAAGCGGATGAGGGTGACGAACACGTAGAGCCAGAGTTCGATGTCATTGACAAAGACTTCGAGGGCAAAAGCGAGTTCGAGTTCACCGAGGCGCTCGATGGCCTGCGGGCTCTGTACGCGAAGGAGCTCGCCGAGATGCGGAACATCGTCCGCGAGTACTCCGATGGGCTCACCATCCTGCGCCGCAACCCTGAGATCGTGGCTCATGCGACCAAATGGGTACAGTCGCTCATCCGCCACTCCCCTCCATTCGTCCGCTTCCTGAAGTTCATGCGGGCAATCGCGCACGAGCAGGAACCGCAGGATCTCCTTGCCCTGATCCTGCCGTTCCAGACAGAGACAGGGTACACTCTAGAAGATCTCTCGACCATCAAGATCCCGGGGCAGTGCCGCGACCTGGACGAGTACTATCGCATGTACCAGGATCAGATCCTCGACCAGTTCCAGGATGAGCCCGGGCGGATGGGTTCAGAGCCAACAGGGGACGAGCTGGATGAGTTCGTCTCCGAGGAGATCCACGAGCGCGTGCGCGTCTACCTCTCGCCACTGGGCAACCTGAAGTACCATCAGGCTTACCGCGATTTCAAGCCTGAGAAGAATTACAAAACGGCGAGGGAGTTTCAGGCGGCGCGGTTGGATGCGGCATGGGCGGCTTTCTGGGAAGCGCAGAAGAGGAGCATGGTCGGTCAACGCTATCTGCCTCACGCGAAGGTCGCCTGGAAAGAGGTGTACGCCTCGACCTCGAACGAGCAGGATGCCTGGAAAGCGTTCTGGGCAGAGTGCGCGACCCAGCGGGACGCTCGCTACACTCCCGAGTTCGTGGAAGCCGAGATGATGGCGGCGATCATGGGGGATGGCTCGCAGGGCTCCGCGTTCAAAGCGGGCTGGGATGCCTGGAGGGCGAAGATCAGCCCCGAGGCCAACCGCGCTTACCACGCGGCCTTGCGTGAGGGACAGAAGCCAGCCGAAGCGATGAAAGTGTTCTGGCGCGAGGTCGAGGCGCACAAGAACAAGATCGTCGGCATCACCGCCAAAGGGCTCAAGCTGGGCAACGGTCGCGAGATCGACTGGGGCATCGCCCGCCTCAAGCTCACCAAAGGGGAGCTGAGGCTCACGGTCGAGGAGCTGACGAGACTGGCCGGGCTCCTTGAGGATAAGCGCTGGGGCGTGCAGTTCGCTGGCGCAATACGGGCCAAGCTGGCCGCAATGGTTGTTGTGTAACACAGGGAAGTAAAAACCCCGGGTGCCGCCTGGCACTCGGGGTTTTTTTATTTTACCGCCCAACCACTGAAGGTGCTACGCACCTTGATTTAAGAGCCAGCCGGGGGCCCTTCCCCGGCTGGCGGTTCCAATACATAGAGGGTTTGCTTACAGCGTCCTACCTGAGGGTGGTTTCGATCCCCGCGCAACCAAACTTGCCTATCGGCGTAAGGTGTCAGGTGTACAGGAGGTCAGGCTCCGCGAGACCAGGTGGCTGCATGGCCGCGGTAAGACCACGCGGCCTTATGGGGGCCTTCGCTTCGCGAAACTGCGGTCGCCGGCCCTGTAATGCAAAATCTCAACCCCCACCCCTTTTGTTTTTCCAGCCCCCTATGATAAACAATCGCCCCCCTCCCCCCACC